CATAGCCGACATATGAACCGTAATATGGGCTTCGTGATCTTGATAAATAAATGCTTTAACAGGCTTCCCTCTAAGGACATCCATATTTTCTGATACCGGATCACGCGGTTCCTGGTCATCTTCCATTGGTACCAGCTTCTGGGCATTTTTAATTCCTAACACTTCGAGCATCTGTCGATGCAGGTACGGTAAGTTGTACAGCTGTGGCGCTTGGGCTGCCATCTGCAACACGGCTTGGTACTGCGTAACTTTCTGCGCCATTGTTGCTGCATTTGGATCTGACACAGGAATAACATCAACCATGTCATAGTCCGAACCTTTTGCACGCTCTGAACCTTCTACTGGTTCGTAAGAATACTCGTCTGATGTGTAGTCACGGATAATACCTTTAAGGAGCTTAAACTCCTCTTTCATGGCGTAATGAATCCGTGCCTGTACCGCACTCATGACTTTTAATGTACGCTCTAATATAGCTAGTGTCGTACCTACAGGAGCCTGCGCTGACATATCACTGAGCTTGAGGTCAGCAGCTGAAGCAAATCTACGTCCTTCTTCTACAATGTTACCCAGCAGTGTGTACAGTACCTGACTTGGCTCCTTGTATGGGAGCGTCATAATGTTATCTTTTATTGTTCCACTGGTTACATCAACATCTCTAAACTCAGCTGGGGCTATCGGCGTATCATCGCCTTTAACTCTAAGGCCTCTAGTTTTAAAACCACCAGGCAAATTGGAGAGAGTGCCAGCATCAACAAGCTGCCTAATAATGCTAGTCCCAGATTTAGCAAAAGCACCGATAAGGTGAATAAGACCAAAAGCGTAAAAACCAAACCCTGGAATATAAGGGTAGTGAACGAAATGATTTCTTTTCTGCTTGGTATCATCATCTGATCTCCAGTTACGTCTAATAGCTAGTATTTGTTGCGTTTGTTTTTCAATAGTAACTACATAAGGTAGAGCGATACCTGTCTCTTCCCCATCATCTACATCTTCATACCCCACAAGATCGAGATCACACTGTACTTCAAGGACTTTGTATCGATCATCAGATGACGCACGGAAACCCATCTTCTCAGCAATGCTTTTCTCAATATCGTCGAACGTATTCTGTGGTTCTGGCAGATCTATATCTAAGTAGAACCCCGCATGCATCAACCGTCGCATCTCATTAGGAGTTTTACGCATGACATGAGTTACACGAGGTGCACTCTTTAAATCAGACACTCCATAAGGCACTACAACATCTTCTGCTGGGACGTAAATAGAAACTTGCCGTTTAAGGGATGGATCGTAGTACACCTTCTTAAACGCATTACCAGATAGTCCTAGACCCCATAGCATTCTTTCATGCTCGGCTCTGTACTCAGGCATCTTGTCGGTAAGTTGATAATTCATATCATCCTGTACCCGTTTAGCTGCCGCTTTGTTCTCTTTTGTTTCTTTTCCTATAATCTGTGTTTTAACTGGGCCAGCAGCTGGGAAGGTTTCCATCATTGTTTCAGCTTGGAACTTAACCAGTGCTTCAGATAGGAGTGGGTGGTAAACACCACAAGCACCAGGCCAAGGTTCCGTACGCTCTTCTACTTTCATACCCAACAACTCAAGGCCGTCAACGTATGTTTGTATCCAGTCTTTCCTAGAAGATAAGTCGTCTTCAAAGTCTCCTAGTAAATCACCCGCTATAGTCTGCAGTTCTTGTGGGTCAATCTCTTCTGCTAGGTTAGCGCCAAACTCATCATCAGCTATCGCATCAGGATCAATAACAATCTCCATATCGGGAGTCGCTATCGTGACACTTTCAGGGTCTTCAATCTCTATTTCAAGATCAGCCTCCAAGTTCTCTGGCATGGACAGTCCACCCATACCATCTGTGTCGCCTATACCCATTGGTGCTTGGTTTACTGCTTTATCTATAGAGTTTGTAGCCATTTTTCCTATCCTTAATAATATCCTGGTGAGAACCTTCTAAACGTACGCTCTTCCTCTTCTTCATCTAATGTTGCACGGAGATACCCACCTTTTCTGAACCGCATTAGTGCCAAGGATACCGAGTCAACATAATCGTCATGTTCCCCCGCAGGGAATGACGCAACCTCATCAATCACTTCTTCCGCCCAATGTGTAGGCGGTGCCCATACTCTACCAGACGCAAACATATCTGACACCGCGTTGAGTCTGGTTATCTTGTCGTTACCTTTTACAGGGGTGAACTCCTGTACAGGTATACCCATTGCACGCATTTCATAAATAAGCGGAGCACCGGACGCTTTCTTCTCTATAATTATTGAATCTGGGTTGAATTCATCAACCTGTTCTAGTGCTTTGCGTTTAAGCGCTGGAAATTCCAGCCTATCTCTGAATGCGTCAAGTAAAATTATATTCGCTTCTGTCTTTCCTGTGTCAGGATCTTCTTGGTAGAACACACCCCACGTTGTACACGCAGAATAGTCCGACCTAGTTGTCTTTTCAAACGCCGTATCCCACGATTGTAGTACAAAATCACAGTATGGTGGCCCTTCTTCTTCCCATGTCTGCCACCATTCGCGTTTTACGATGGCTGAAACCTCTGATGTAGGCGCTTGTTGGTACTGAGCTTGCCATTTTGGGTTAGGAAGCTCCTCTCTTAGGGCTGAAAGCTCGTCCATTGACCAAAATTCAGGCCAAAGTGGGTTCCCAGTAGGCAAAATAGCCGGAAATTCAATAACTTCCCACTCTTCACCGCCTCTTAACCCTGCTGCTTTAATAACTTGACCCGTTAAATCACGTTTTGACCACCTTGTCATCACTATGACGATGGCTCCCCCAGGTTGTAGTCGCTGTCGAGGGCCGGATGTGTACCACTCGTACACCTTATCGTAGATATCTGGGTTAATATCGGCTAATGCCGCCTCTTGCTCCGAGTGGGGGTCATCAATAATGAGGAGATCCGCACCTTTACCAGTGACAGCACCTCCCACACCAATAGCAAAATAGTCTCCACCACTGTTAGTCGCCCACCGACCAGCCGCTTTTGAGTCTGACTGTAGGCCAACCCCCGGAAATAACTTGCTATAGACTTCCTGATCGACAAGGTTACGTACCTTTCTACCAAAGCCCACCGCCAACTCAGCTGTGTGGGACGTTTGAATTACTTTTTTATGTGGATACTTCCCTAAAAACCATGCGGGGAGCAAGTAAGAAGCAAATTCCGACTTCGTATGTCTAGGTGGCATATTAATTATAAGCCGTTTGCTCTTACCTGCTGCAACTCTCTCGAACGCTGACGCCATCTTAGCGTGATGCCTACCACTTATGAATGTGGGCCACACCTGATTAACGAACGCTAAGAACTTATCTTGCGCTTGTTTCTTTGTCCGTAACTCTTCTAACTTATCTAACTCAGCAAGTAGCTTCTCCTGCTCAGGCAATGAGAGCATTGGCAGTATAGCCGGAATATCCTTTATGGATATATTCTCAATCGCTTGCTTCGCTGTCGTCATCTTCGTCTTGTTTTTTTATAGTAGCCACACCCAGCTCGTCATCGAGGTTAGAGTTTAGTGGAGTGACGTCTATCACATCGGCGTTCAGTAGGCGTTTGACTCGCTCCTTAATAGCAGACTCTAGATCTTCTGGGCTTTTATAGTTAACTGTTATCTCAGACTTCTGTGTAAATATACCTATGTCCGAGTGCTTACCGAGTAGCTCCAGTGCCTTTAACTCAAACTTAGTATCCCCACAAGTTGCGATCTCCATTAACTTGTTTGTTATAGCAGCACGCGCTTCAGATGCATCAAGTGCTAACTGTTGTCCGTAGGTTCGGAGAAAAGCCGCCGCCGCAAACGCCGTATTTGGCTGAGTGAGGTTACCCTTTTTGCGTTCCGTGACAACCTGCTCCAATAGATCTTTTTCTTGTGCCGCAGTTTCTTCATCGACCTCTAGTGTAGCACCAAGTTCGTGTTGAAGCTCTACCGTATTAGCGGCGACTGCTAACTCATCTAAAAGTGTATTGGGCTTCTCGTCTGAAGTATCAAACGGGACTTTGTGTTCTGCTGTAGGATCTACTTTGACGGTTTGAGGTCTAGGCATTGAGCGGTTTGTGGCTCTTAGTTTTTGTTTAATTGGAGCCTTTATATACTAAACTAATCAC